TGATATAGTCGCATTTCATTTCAACAAAGGAGATAGTAATGACATTTACAGAAGCATTATCACATTTTGGCAACTCTAGACGTAAGATGGCTTATGCGTTAGATATATCTATTCAAGCAGTACAGATGTGGTCTAAAAACGCAGAGAAGCCTATTCCTGCTAAACGTGCTGAACAGATACAAGAGATCCTTGTAAGACGCAATGCAGCAGCATAGATTTATCGTTCTAGATGACTTTGGCGATCCTTTGCGGAGGTTTGCTACTAGAAGAGAGGCTAAATGGTTTATGGAAAATAGACCAGAATTTAAACTAAAGATTATACCACAAAAGAAGGAAGTTGTGGATATGGTCGCACTATATGGGGAGTGTTTATTTTGAGAATTAAAAATTGGGAGAGGTTTCAACACTATACTCCTATGAATCCAAGATTCCAGCAAAAGATGACTTGGTTCAAGGTTTATGGTGATGATTTACTGAATGATCCTGACTTTATGGGACTTTCAGACGAGTGTCAAGCAATGCTAGCAAAGTGCTGGTGTCTTGCTAGCAGGAAGAATGGTGAACTTCCTGACATAGATGGCATTGCATTTGCTTTAAGAAAGGATAAATCTTTTGTAATCAAGACTTTAGCTAAACTACAGGGGTGGTTAGAAGGTGACTGCTATCACATTGCTAGCATAGAAAAAGAAAAAGAAAAAGAAAAAGAAAAAGAGGTTGTGTTTTTTGATTCATTTTGGAGTTTGTATCCAAAGAAAGTCGCTAGAGAATCTTGTTTTAAAAAATGGAAATCGAAGAAACTTGATAAGATTGGTGAGAAAATTATCAGCCATGTTAAATCTATGAAAGAAACTCAACAATGGAAAAAAGAAGATGGTATGTTTATTCCTATGCCATTGACTTACATCAACCAAGAAAGATGGGATGTAGAAGTAGAAAAGAAAAAGAGTATATGGGACGGTGCTAAATGAATCTATCAGACGTTATGGAGTCATTGACCGTAGACAAGAAAGTTATCAATGAATATTACGAAAAGGAATATCAACATGCGGAATTTAAAATTAAGAGTACGGATTTATTTACTGAAGATGTCGTTAAATATTTTAATGATGAAATGCACTCTGGCAAATCTTTGGGTTTCATTAAAACGGAAGAAGATTTCAGGATCAGACCTGCTGAACTAACAGTTCTCACAGGTGTGTCAGGTCATGGTAAATCGCTTTGGTTATCACAAGTCATATTGTCTTTAATGACACAAGATGTTAAATGCTTAATATCATCTCTTGAGATGAGACCTGTTCTCACTCTTGCTAGAATGATTCAGCAAACTCTAAAGACTAATGATCCTACAGATAACTTTATTAGAAAGTTTTGTGAACGTGCTAAAGACAAGTTATATATTTACGATCAGACAGGTTCTACTACCTCACAAGATATGATTGCAACCATTCACTATGGTAAACATATTTTAGGATGTGATGTATTTGTGATTGACTCACTTATGAAGATGTCAGATATCTCTGAAGATAATTATGAAAAACAAAAACTGTTTCTAGATACTTTAGCGACAACAACAAGAGATACACAGACACACGTTTTTCTTGTAGCTCATACTCGTAAGATGTCAGATGAAAAAGAAGTTCCAGACGCTACTCACATTTTAGGCTCGAGTCATATTCGCAATTTATGCGATAACATCATTTGTGTGTACAGGAACAAAGAAAAAGAGATAGAAGTTGAAAGTGGAAAGATCACAGAGGATGAGGCTAGAAAAAAACCTGATTGTGTTGTATTATTACAAAAGCAAAGAAACTATCCTGTAGAGGGTAAGTGGTATTTTTGGTTTGATAAAAAAGGATTGCGATACAAGGAGAGCCCATGACACTAGATAATTTACCTATTACAGCTATAACCACTGCCTATAACGCAGTAGAATATGTTATACAAAGAGAAGATAAACCTAAAGATATTTTACCATTAGAAGTCAGACAAAAGTTTGATAGATGGAAACGTGAAGACTTTTATAAAGATGATCCTTATAAAGAAATGTGGGATAAAAAATGGATAATACATGACCGTAAATGATTTTATCAAAGAGTGCAAAAAACTATTTGGTAAAGACATTATTTATAAGGCTACTTCCAAAGATGGTATTACTTTTAAAAGCAAAGGATGGAATGACAAATATGATTCGGTTCGTTTTAACGAAGTACAACCTAGAGAATTTCTTGGGAAAGATTAAGTCACTAGACTTATCTAAACGTTGGAGAGTAAATGTGACTGAAGAAAAAGCAGTGAGAAGTTTAGAGCAGAATGAAAGGCTGTGGTCGCTATACGGGTCAATTGCTAATTACATTGGGGAAGATCCCAGCACTGTTCACGAACTCATGGGATACAAGTTCTTAAGATACCAAACAGAGATAGCAGGGAATCCTGTAGAGTTGGTTAAATCCACTACAAAACTCTCTACAAAAGAGATGACAGAGTACCAAGAGAATTGTGAACGATGGGCTTCTAGTCTTGGTTGGAGTTGGGAACTATGAAGCAAGCAATTGTAGATGCTATTGTTATAATTTGCATTGTGTGGTTTGTAGGTGGTGTTGCAAAACTTATTCAAAAATTATATGAACTATCGCAATAAAAAACTATTAGAAGCAGTTCGTGACTTTCCATGTGCTATGTGCGGTAGACAAGATGGAACAGTTTGTGCTGCCCACTCTAATCAACAAAGAGATGGCAAAGGAACAGGTATCAAGGCTCACGATTATCGCATCGCTAGTCTTTGCTATACATGTCATGATATGATAGACAATCACAAGGAGTTAGATAAACATGAGCGAGTGGAAGCATGGGAACAGGCTCATCGTAAAACTATGGGTTGGTTATTTGAAAAAGAGGTAATTAAAATTGGGTAAAGGATCAGGAAGAAGACCATTGTTAATATCTGAACAAGAATCAGAAGATAATTGGAATAGAATATTTAAAAAGAAATTACGAATAGATGTCATTTGTTCAAACGGTAATGACGGATTGCATTATGAATATGAATTAAACAAGTCCACAGGTGAAGTAGAGAAACGTTTTAAAGATGGTTTTGAAAAACCTAATGGAGATCAATTTGGCGACTAGCCCTACGCAGTTAAGCATTAAGAAGTTAAAAAAAGAAGGTTATCTAGTTGCTATCACAGAGAAGTGGAATCACTTTTGTAAGATACGCCAAGACATGTGGGGATTCTGCGATATACTTGCTATCAGAGAGAATGAAGTATTAGCAGTGCAGACTACATCTGCTAGCAACATGTCAGCAAGAGCAAAGAAGATTGCAGATAGTGAACATGTTGGCATGGTCAGAAAATCTGGTATCAAAATACATATTCACGGATGGATCAAAAATGGTAGAAAGTGGGAATGTAAGGTAATGGACGTATCATGAGACCGCATCAAAGACAATACGAAGTAGAAGGCAAGTCAGTAGATATAGAAACGTTTAGAAACAAGATCATCAATCTTATAGACGATAACCCTTTAACCATTCCAGAGATTGCACAAAGACTAAAGGCAGATAGTAGAAGAGTGCAGACGGCAGTTTATAATTTACACTCACAAGGTGTCATTAGTGCTGATGAGTCTAATAAGTTTCATTTGTATTGGAAAACCAAGCCACCGATGTTGCAAGACATATTTCATCCTATGCCAGACTTCAGCGGAAGGATATTAAGCATCTATCAACATACAGAAGAGGAAGTAAATGCACATAGACAGACTGAAACAGATTTTAGATGATTGGTCTTTATGGATGCACGCACCTAGTAACAAGCTAGGATACCCTAGTAAGTCATTAGGCATGATTAGTGGTGGCGAGTCCACTCACGATGCCTTTGAGGATATGGTGTCAGACATGGACATGGACAATGTCAGGACAATAGATGCGATCATACATAGCCTACCTCAAGATCAGAAAGAAGCAGTCTACGCTAGATATCTCAAGACCACGAAATACGATGATTATGAGTATCAATTAGGGCTTGCATTCGATAACCTATTAACCATAGCTTCAAGGCGTATTGTCGCTTGACAGAAGCATATCATTTAGTGTATAATACGACCATTGGATAAAACTCGTCCATACTCTCCGTAAGTCTCCTTCTCCCCTAGCAATAGGGGATTTTTTTGAGGTCATAATGAAGAAACCCACCACCAAAAAAGGTAAGTTAGCCAAAGTAGCCAAAGTTATGGGCGAATTTAAGAAAGGCACTTTGCATTCAGGCAAAGGCGGAAACATTGTTAAGGATACAAAACAAGGCATTGCGATTGCCCTTTCATCAGCAGGCATGTCAAAGCCTAAAAAGCGTAAATAACCTTTTCAGGACAAATTCGATCACTTTAAACAATATTTTAAATAATATTGTAATAATTACAGCTACAAATAAACCCATAAATAGTTTTTCAAAGTCTTTTTCACCCATTGTTAGCTTTCAGTTGCTTTTTAATGAAATTAGTAGCTTCTTTTTTACTAGACACAAATAGATAGCTTTTAAGGCTTCTATTATACTTTATTAAGTCATTGACCCATAGGGCTAGGTCAGTGTTAGAAAATCGCTTTATGGTGCGTTCCTGTGTGTTTAATACATACATTTTTTAGCTCCTAATATAGATATGTTGTTTACACTAACCCATTCATCAAGAGTTTCGAGTAAATTTTCTGAATCTTCATTAAATTTTAGTTGTTTCATAGCCTTGTCAGCTATATTAAAAATTATTTGGTAATAATCAATTTTAGACATTTTATTTTCATATGGTATATCAGGTAAAATTTCAGTTAAATGTAAGCATACCTGTGCATAAGTATATTTTGTCATTTTAGTCCCCTTGATAGTCAATAGCGTTTTTAATAGCATACTCGATAAGATTATAGAGTTCCTCGCCGTATTCAGTATTGCGAGTTCCATCTTCATTATCAGGGTCATGCTCAATACATTTTTTAGCAATCCCAAAGTGATCTACAATGTCAAAGTAAACCTCTTGGGTAATATTGCATACTTGGTCAAGTTCTAATATGTTTATAGTCATTATACGTTTTCCTTCCATTCGATAAATAAGTCTTCAGCTAGTTTATCAGCTTCCTTATCGGTCATAGGGTCGCAATAAGGAAAATCATAAGCTAACATATCATTGACGTAGAATCTAAAATGATTCGTGTCAGGGTCATAAGAATAACTATAATCCATCATTGACCTTTCTGTCATATTTTGACTCAAGGTCTAAAGCATCATCATCAGTTAAGACTACATTGTAGTCAATAGTGATTAGTTTAGTGTCATAAGATATATTTAAAGAATCGCATATATCATTCCATGTTGATTCATTATTAAAGTCTTCAGGGTATAAGTTTAAGATATTCATTACGCAATCTCCTTTTCTTCTGTAATTTCGATTTCATCATCATAGCGTTCAATGGTTTCATGACATTCTTCTTCCCATTCTGAATTGCTTATGACATTAGTATAAGTGAGTGCATTTTGTTTAGCTTCTTCTTTACTATTTGCATTGATGTATATAGTTTCCCATTCTAGCATTTTAACTAATCTAGGGATTCTTACTTGATATGTATTCATTATTTGACCTCCAAATTAAAGATATCAGTTGATAATTCAGATAATTGATAACGCATATCATCTAAATACTGATTGATTGTAAGATAACCGCTAGGTATCAAGCCTCTACTAACATCTTCAAGGTTGATGTCGATAGCGTGTAAACGTTCTGTTATATAGTCAAGTTCTATTTGCATGATTCATTCTCCTGTTAAGTTTGTCATAGCATTTTCTAAAAGTTGATTGATTTCTTTTATAAATTTATTGCTTTTAAGGTTGCATGAGTTTTCAATGTTAAAAACCTTTGTAGAGTCTTTATAGACATTGGCACTAATAACTTTATAACTATCTCCTAAATATACTTTTTCAAGGGTGTAGTTTGGCATTATATGGTCTCCTGATCTATAAAATGTTTAGCTTGTTTTACTGATCTAAATTTATCGCTTGATACATCATAAGGCATACCTTCATCATCTAGCTTCCATACATGAAAGTATATAGTTTTGCCTGAATAGCTATAACTATCATTGATAAGATAGTTTTGGTATTGAATTGATATCATGTTAGTAGTCTCCTTAAATATACTCATGGTCAATAGCAATAGTCCATGAAATAGCACTATCAGAATAAGCCTCTTCAATAGATTGACATATTTTGTCAATTTTATCTGTATCGGCAAATTGCAAAGTAAATTCTGTTAGTAGTAAATCATTTGTCTTTTTTGGTTTGTTATGGTCAAGTAATGATTCATAAGCCTTAAATGTGATATTAGCTAACATTTGTAGTCTCCTTAATTGGTAAGTTATCCTCAATGTTTAAAACTTCTATTGACTCATTGCTATCAAGGTCAAATAAGTCTGAAAAGTTCCATTTATAAGGTGTTTTATAATTGATGTCATCATAAGTTAAGTCAAGTGTAATAATTGCACGTTTCATGTTATAGCCTCCTAAAGTTATTTAAAGCGTCTTCAAGTCTATGAGTGAATATAATATCTTTAACACCCATTGAAACGCTTTTATATTGTTTTAATAATGCTTTAATCTCTTTTATAGATAACTCATTATCATTAAGACGCTTTATAACGTCTTTATAGGGTAGATTGAATAGTTCTGTATTATTCACTTTTTGCCTCCTGTTCTTTTATATAGTTTTCCATGTTTACAATAGTGACTTCTTCTTTACCTTCATTAAGCAAGTCCATAGCCATTTTTAAAGCTTTTTTTTGTGTTAAGTAATAAGCGTTGACTTCAAAACCACCCGCTATTTCTTCTTCACAAAATACACTATATGTTTGATTCATTGTATAGTCTCCTAAAATAAGAAAATAAATAGAATCCAGCTATATAAGCCTATAAAGCCTAAAAAAGCATAGATAAAGTGTTTAAGTAAGTTATTCATTGATGATTCTCCACCCTAGATTAAAATTATAAAGTCCATCTTTATCATATTGAAAATAGTTCCTAGTCAGTTTATTTGAATAGTTAGGAATAGACAATAACTTTTTATAAGCCGAATTAGGAGTTGATGCTTTAACATCTATTCTAAAGTTATCTTTAGTTTGAAAACTATATATATTCATTAAATAATCTCCTTTAATGTAAAGATTGATAAATAAAGTCAAGGCTATCAGGGCTATAAGCCGTCTCTGATTCAAATTTACTGACAAGATATTCTAAAATATAATCCGATAGAATATCGTCTTTATTTGATAAAGCCTCTTCAAAGGTATAATGAGACATATAACCGCTTCTGTGAGTAGTTCTATCTTTAACATATTTTATAAAGTCTTTATCACGTTTAAACGTTATCATCAATAGGGAATTGTCTTTATCTGATATATTACAGTTGATAACATCGGTTGAATAATTATAGTATTGAGGGCTTACAAGTAATAAGTCCTTAAAATTTATGTCAAGATCATAGTTATCATGAATCCATGACTTAAAGTCATCTGTAAAGACGCTTATATAGTCTTTATGAATAGTTGGATAGTCTATTTTATCTGATATTGAATCATAGTCATAATAGCCGTTATCATCTGTATAATAGGAATCAATAGCAAAGTCTATGTTTGATTCATGAATAGAGTTATAGAACCCATGAAACCTAATATTAGTATTTATCATTGTGAAGCCTCCTAGTTAGTGTATAAGTAATAATACATAGCTTTATAATGTTGTCAAGTATTCTTGAAACATTTTTAATTTTCAAGTTGTTTATAGTAAATACAATTATCTTTTCTATCATTAAGTTCTTTTATAATAGAATCAATCTGAAAAGGAAAAAATGCTCGATCTGATTTCATAATGATGTTAGTAGTTAAGTCTTTGCACATAATATAATACATGGTTTTATCTCCTGTTATATTGTCAAGTTGTTATATATCGTAGTTAAAAAAGGGGATATGTAAAAATCCCCCTATAACTTATTGATAAAGATTAAATTTAAGCTCGTTAAGATTAGTAAGAATATATTCTCCTGTTTTAATCTTTGATTCTATCTCTTTAGTAGATTCACCTAGAAAAGCATTGCGATATTTCGATGTAGTTCTAGAGTAGTTATAATAGACAGGATCAAGGTAAACAATAGTTTTATCTTCTAATCTCTCAATCTTTACGATAATAGACTTATAACTTTGAAAGTAAGTCTTATTGTCATCTGTAATAATGAATTGATTTGGAATAGTGTTATAGCTATTTAAAGACATCATGTTTTTAACTTGCATTTTAACCTCCTAGTTAGTTGTCAAGATTGACAATGTAATAGTATTCCTAGTAAATAAATTGTCAAGTATTATTTATAAATAATTTATAGCTTAACATCTGATTAAATAATAGGCACTCATAATAGGGCTATAACATAAGATCATGACATGGGTAATATCTACCCATCATAAAAGAATAACTATGCTTTATAGCTTCATTGTGCAAGATATCAAAAAGCGTGCCAGCTTTATAACAATGTTTAAAATATATTTATTGACAAATTAAAATAATTAAGGTAATAAAAATGAATGAAGATAATAACCCTGTTGACAACGTGGTCACTAATATGGTAGAGGATAGCAAGGAAGCATACCCAGCGTTAACGGAAGTATTTGAGGCGGTAAAGGAAGATCCTGTTATGATGGAAAAGGTTAGGAAAGCAGGGAGACCCCCGCACCTTCCAACAAGCGACACCCGAAATAAAGTTTACATGTTATCTACAGTAGGGACACGCCACGAAGATATCGCCACAGTACTTTCCATCACACACGACACACTTGTCAAGTACTATAAAGAAGAGCTTGACAAAGGTCGTATTGAGGCTAACGCATCTGTTGCAGAGACTTTATTCAAACAAGCTAAAGAAGGCAACACCACAGCTATGATCTTCTGGCTTAAGTCTCGTGCACGTTGGAAAGAGTCTACACAACATGAAATCAGTGGTAACCCTGATGGCACACCTGTAGAAGTTAAGATTATTACAGGTATAGATTAAGACCCCCACCCCCTTTTTATACAGAAAAGGTTTTAGAGTATTTTTTAAAACGGCAGTACCCAAATTTTTTATAGGATATTTTTATGGACTTACGACAATTAATACAGCTATTAAAACAGTCAACACCATCAAGTGCTGGCGTAGGTCAGCTAACAGAGAATGAAGCTAGACAGATTATGGGAACTGTTGGCACTGGTCAACTTACAGAAGCTGAAGCTACAAGAATAAACCAACTTCTTATGCAAAGACAAATGGATGAGTTTTCTAGACAAAATGCTTTTGCATCTAATCCACAAGCAGTACCGTACTACCAACAAACTAATCCACTAGGCAACACGATGGCTAATGTACCTCCACAAGCAGGTGGTATGGCTGTCAAACAGCCTATGGATTTAAACACACTTTTAAGAATGTTATCTAGATAAGGAGCACGTTATGCCAATGGTCGGAAAAAAGAAATTTGCTTATACAGAAAAAGGTAAGAAAGAAGCTAAAGAATACGCTAGTAAGACTGGTAAAAAAATGGTTGCCAAACCTGTTAAAAAAGGTGCTAAACGTGGCTACTAAAGGTCTATATGCTAACATCCACGCTAAACGTAAACGTATCGCTGAAGGTTCTGGCGAGAAGATGCGTAAGGTAGGCAGTAAAGGTGCACCTACTGCTAAAGCTTTTAAACAATCAGCAAAGACTGCGAAAAAGAAATGATTAAGAAAGGCAAGGAAACTTTTTCAGGTTATAACAAACCTAAAGCCACCCCTAGTCACCCTACAAAAAGTCACGCTGTATTAGCTAAAGAAGGTGACAAAGAAAAGCTTATACGTTTTGGACAAAAAGGTGTCAGTGGT